TCAGAGCGTTACTTGGAGCCACAGGACTTCATGGTATATCTTGAGTTTAATCCTCGTGATTTTGAGGAGTATTGGAAGCCTTTCCAACCAGAGGGCGAGCTTATTTTCCGTGAACTCGATCCAAAGGTACAGGCAATTATGCTTCACCTCTTAATTGACCGTAAGGATGAGTATCTTGGTGACTGTATCTGGTGTAGTAAGAGGGGTGGTAATGACGGTAACATCGTTGCTCCTGAAAACAGCACTGTAATTGGTGGCGATTCTGCGGCTGGCCCAATGAAGTATTTCGATGGTGCTATTGCTCGTGTAATCACTAACATCAATAGCGCAGACGACAACGAGAAGGCAAGCGGTCAGGTTGTTGTAGCTGGTGACACTACTCTTACTACCGGTGAGCAAGTAGAGCAGGCTCTTTACGCTATGTGGCTTGCATGTCCTAAGAACTTGCGTAAGTCAAATGCCATGAAGTTCGTTATGGGCTGGGAGGCATGGGACCTTTACGACCAGTACCTTTCTTCTAAGGATGTGAAGTATTCTGAGAATGCAGATGTCAACAAGTATCGCTTCAAGGGTAAGAAGATCGTGGTTATCAACGGTATTCCTGAGCACACAATCTTCCTCGGTAAGTTCACTACCGGTATGGATTCTTGCTTGTGGATGGGTGTTGACTACGCTACTGACCAGGAGTCTGTAAAGGTTGAGCGTTTGCAGGCTAACTCAGAGTTGTACTTCTTCCAGATGCGTATGAAGGTCGATGTTAACATCGTACTTCCTTCAGAAATCGTTGTTTGGACAGCGTACAAGGCTAAGGCTTAATTGAAATCAGTATATCTTATATAAACCTGGGGAGTGGAGGAACAGGCCCCATTCCCCTTTTTTAATTTAACAAATTATGGCGAAGAAGAAAGCAGAGGTTCCCGCAGCGGAAACAGCAGTAGTTGAGTCTCCTGAGAATGTAGAAACTGTGGTAGAAACTACACAAGAAACAACTGAAGAGGCTGTAGAACAGCCTAAAGACGAGAATAGTGAAGAAGTCACTGAAGTTAAGGAGGAAGAGTCTGTAGCGAAAGCAACAAAGCCAAAGAAAGCCGCAGTTGCTGAACCTGAGATTCCTGCAAATGTGCAGCGTATTCTGAAAGCATTCAACAACATGCCTGAGTTGTATGTAAGCAACACTGGTCGCGTGTTCTCTCCAGGTGCTAAACCTTCATTGCGTGGTAACGCTATTCTTTACAAAAATCCTTTTTATAATTCTAAATCATAAAACATAATGGCATTAGGTGGTGTATATATGACTGATACCGATGGCAATATTGGAAAGGAGATTTCCAACTTGACCGAGAAGGTATGCGGTTTATTATTTGACATTTCAGGTCAGCCAGATTTCTGGACTAAAGGTCCTGGTGCTACATTAGCAGAATCATTAAAGGACACCGTAATTGAGTTTAACAGTCTTGAAGATGCTGTTGAAGCAGGTATCACTGCATACACTGGTGAGATGGATGAGGATGGCGTAAGCAAGGATTTCTTGCATGGTATTCCTTATTACCATATCAAGCACTTCTTCACATTGGCTGGCGGCTCTGGTCGTTTGTTCGTAATGTTTGCTGATTGTTCACAGAACTGGGATGCGTTGATTGATATGCAAAAGGCTTCTTTAGGTATCATCAACCAGTTTGGCGTTTGGACTGAGCAGAACTTGTGGAAGAAGATGGACGAAGCGGCAACTCAATATAGCATAGCACTTGTCGGTGACTTGCAGTCTGTTGCTGAAAACATGGCCAACAACTACAATGCTCCAGCAAGCATCTTGCTCTGTGCTAATTCAGCAAAGGTAAAGACTGCAACTGGCGAGGACAGCACTGTAGTGTGGAGCGAAATTCCTACTTGTGTGATTGACGCGCGTTACGTATCTGTACTCTTGGGTCAAGGCTTGGACAGTGAGGTAACAAGTATGCAAATTGCATTGGAATCTAAGACTCCAATTGGTACCGTTGGTGCAGCTCTCGGCTGCTTGACACAGGCAAGCGTTGCAGAATCAATCGGTTGGGTACAGCACTTCGACCTCATCAGTTACTTCCCAGATGTTGAGTTTGGCTTCGGTAATGCGGAGGTTGTGGATAGCAAGTTGACCAATTCAACTAAGTATTCATCATTGTCTCAGATTCAGCTTGACACTCTTGAAGAGTTAGGTTATGTATTCCTCGTTAAGTATTCTGGCCTTGAAGGTCACGTGTATTTCTCTGGAGACACAACCTGTTCAAATGGTGACTATCGCACTATTTCACGCAACCGTGTAATCAATAAGTCACGTAGATCTGTGCGTACTGCATTACTTCCTTACGTGAACTCTCCTATCAAAGTTGATCCAGCAACCGGCAACCTGTCTGCTGCACAGATTGCAGTATTCACAAATCTTATCACTAAGATTTTGAATGCGATGGTAGCTGCTGAGGAAATTAGCGGTATCGGTGCTGTAACCATTCCAGCTAATCAGAACATTTTGCAAAATGACACACTGATTATTCAGTACACTATGGTTCCTATCGGAACTGCAAAAGCTATTAAGGTTACTGAAGGTCTTGTATTAAAGCAATAAGGTAAATGGCAACAATAGTAAATAACGTAGCCTATTCTTGGGCAATGATTGAGTTGACTTCACCTGCCTTGACTGGTTCAAACAATGCTAACCCAACCATCTTACAGGGTGTGTCTGGCATCAAGTGGAACATCAAGCGCAATGTAAAGACCAACTACGGTCTGGGTGGTGAGCCTGTTAATAGAGGTTTTGGAAACCGTGAATATACGGCTTCAATCACTATGGACTACAACACTCAGGTGCAATTGCGAGCATTGAAGGGTTCTTTGATGGCTCTCGGCGAGTTTGACTTGGTGATTTCGTTTGCGAATGAGCTTGGTACTGATGACTGGATTGCTGAAACCGTAACATTGGAGGGTTGTCTCTTCACAGAGGACGGTATGGAAGCAAGTCAGGACGATACCAACATTACTAAGGAATTTGATCTGAATCCGTTCAAGATTACTCCAAGCACTGCTGCTGCTCAATAATCGTTCCATAATTGTTAGATAAAGTTTATCGTGATGGGTAGGTATGAAAATATCTACCCATTTTTCAAACCATCCATTGTTACTTATCCTATTCATTATAAAACATTCACAATTTTATCGAGAACAATATGGAAAAAGACGAAGCATTGGATGTAAATCAGGTGGAGATTACTCCTGAAGTACAGAAAGAAATTGAAAAGACTGTAGCAGAGTTGAAGAAAAACGACTCAAAGCTCCGCGTAGTGTACCCGATCTGTGTAGAGGGTGGCGATTATGACGATAAGGAATTGTACATCGGCTACTTCCGTCAGCCTACCTTCCAGGCGTTCAGTAAGTACCTTGCAGCATCGCAGACCAACCAGGCTGTAGCAATGCGCAACTTGGCTAAGGACTGTTTCTTGGCTGGTGACAAGGATCTTGTGGACGATGATTCACTCTTCCTCTTCGGTTTGATGGGTCAGCTGACCAAGATTATCGAAATGCGTCATGGTAAATTGGTAAATTTATCAAAGCCTGGGAAGTAAAAGATAACGATTATCTAAGGCATAAAATCATCTTAGTAAGGCATTACTTTCCAGGAACAGATGTTGACAGTTTAAGTGATGAAGAATTTGCGATAATTGCGAATGACGCAGAATGGTTGGATGCCCACCAACTACGTACTCAACAAGCAAACACACTTGGGCTTCTTTCATAACATCTCCTTTCGTCCCTATTGTCATGTTCTTGGCAATAGGGACTTTTTATTAACCAAAATGTTCTCGTAGGCTCTATTCTTCAAAAACATAATTCAAATAACAATGGCAGAAAATTATGTAGTTAATTATGACATAAATGTTCGGTCACAGGCTGCAATTCAGGCACTCAATAGCTTCCAGCAAGCAACTAATAAGTTGCAGCAAGCTGGGAAGCAGTTGACTGCATTCCAGAAAAAGATTGAGGCTGTTACGAATAAACTGAATCAGATGTCTCGCAAGGCACCTGTACTGGACATTGCTACGTCTAAAGTAAACAAGAAACTTGACGCTACTATTGCCAAACTGGAGAAGATTCATCGTTTGGCAAAGAAGACTGCTGCATTGAATGTCACTACTGGGCCAGCACCTGCTGGAAACAGTCGCACAAGCGGTAGCCGTAGTAGTGGTACTACTGTAGCACGTCCTAAGCCCGCGCCAGCTGTTATACCAAGTCCTAAGAGAAGCCTCAACAGTTATCAAGCATTGGGTCATACCATGATTGACACTGGTGGTATTGGTGCATTGGATTTTGTTAAAGGTATGGGTATCGCGTATGGTATTACAGGTTTAGGATCTTTGATTGGAACCACAATTAAAGAGGCCACTGAATACGACAATCTGATGGCTACTGCACGCAACATTTTGGGAACTCACGATAGAGACAAAGATACATTTGCTCATCGTTTCTCTCAGATGGAGCACATTGTACGTGATGTCGGTGTCAAGACAAAATTTACCGCGCCACAGGTAGCAGATGCTGCTAAGTTCTTGGCTATGGCTGGTTTTGATGTAGAAGCAATTAACAAATCAATTGCTCCTATTGCAGATATTGCGTTGGTCGGCGATACCGATTTGGGTGAAACCGCAGACGTTGTAACTAACATTATGACAGGATATGGAATTGCCCCCAGCCAGGTTAGAAGAGCTGCTGACATTATGACCATGACCTTTACAAAGTCAAATACAACATTGCTTGAAATTGCAGAAGCATATAAGTATTCTGCGAGCCTTTTGTCTGCTGGTGGTGTGTCATTTGAAGAGGCAACAGCTGCTATGGGTATCTTGGGTGATGCTGGTATTAAGGGTTCACAAGCCGGTACCACTTTGCGTACTATTATGGCAAATATTGTGAATCCAACCAAGAAACAGTTAACTAACTGGGAACGTATTGGTGTATCGCGTACAGATAAGAATGGCAGAGTGCGCCCATTGACTGAAATCTTCCAGGATTTGAAGAATGCGGATTTGTACGTTGATGATTTCTACAAGCTGTTCCATAAAACTGCTGCTCAGGGTGCCGTGTCACTTGCTCAGAATGTGGAGAAGTGGAATGAGATTGTGTCAGTCAATTTCCTTTCAGATGGTATTGTAGCCAAACTTGCTGATGAAAAGAAAAATACAATTCAAGGTTTGTGGTATCAGATGACATCAGCATTTACTGAAACGGGTATGCAGGTGTTTGAAGAAATGAATAGCCCAATCCGTGAACTCATCACAAGTGTTACGAGTTGGTTGAAGACCGATGATGCAAAGAAGGCATTGCGTGAAATGGCAACCCTTACAATGGAGATTGTGACGTTCTTGAAAGACTTCGCATTAACTATTCTGGATATTTATCAGCGTTTTAGTGGCTTCATTAAGTTGTGGTTGGTATGGCAAGTAAAATTGTCATCTATCCTTGTTCCTTTGCGTATATTCAAATCATTGTTTGATTTTGGTACATGGATTGGTCGTTCAATTCAATATATTGGTAGCTTATCTATGCAGTTTGGCATGTTGTCAAGGAATATCCAATCTGCTAATGCAGCTCAACGAGTATTCGGTTCTAACGCATTATTGAATATTGTTGCACGCTCACGTGGTTACTCTCCAGCTGTTGTAGAACGATTTAATAGGATGTACCCTGGGCGTGGAAGCATCGGTTCTTATGTTGCAGGTGGTGCCGGTATTGCAGGTGCAGTAGGTGGAGCGTATCTTGGCTCTATGTTAGGTGAAGAAGGAAGTGGCCTTAGTGCATTGGGTACAGTGGGTGGTAGCATACTTGGTGGCTGGGGTGCGATGAAGTTGGTTGGCCTATTACCAAAATTATTGCCATTACTTTCTAATCCAGCTGGTTGGATTATAGGTATTGTTGGCGCAATTGGTGCTGCTGGATATGCTTGGTATAAGTACCAGAAGTCTATAGATGAAGCCACTTCAGCCAATGCACGTTTCCTTGAAAGTACATCTAATTTGAATGGTATTAACTATTCAGAACATGCAACAATGGCCGATAAGTATTTGGCAATTGTGTATAATAAGCAGTTAGATGTGAATGGTGCTATCGAAGCCCATATACATTTAATGAGGGAGCAACTTGGTATTATGTCTGATTCTGTAAAGGCTGAAGAGGATAGCACTCCATTTCCCAAATCTCATGAAAATGTATGGAAACAGATTAGCAAAGCTCATGGTGGCTGGACTCCAGGTTCGGCTAAGTTGGATGCGACACAAGACCTTTTTAAGCCAGATGGTTCGATTGACTCTGATATGTCAGTTAGTATTGGAAAACAGAAGGTACGCACTAAATACGGGTGGGTTGAGACAGATAAATATACGTTTAACGGCATTGATTTTATCGGTAGTGGTGGTCACATTCCAGGACAGGTAGCGGCTGCGAGGTATTTATATGGGGCAGGCCGTAATACAAGTCAAGGCACAGAACTCGCTAAAGTTATTGAAGACTTCAACAAACAGGTCTTTTTGGCTTCCACAGTTGCGGGGCTGGCTTCTGTACAATCTCAATTACAGGCATACCAGATAGAAAAGGAAGGTAATATTATACCAGGCTCGGAACGCTGGGGTATGGGGGTTATCGGTGATAATAGTTGGAGCACTAATCAAAAAGGTTATCATTATGTAACTGGTTTTGTGTCCGAGCTGAACCGACAAATGAATTGGGAAAATCCTCAAACTGCAAATGCTAATTTGCTTGCAGCGTGGAAAGATATATTGGCAGCTCATGATGCACAACTTCTCACAACAGCCAGTTCTTCGTTATTGGAAAATTTCTTGATGCAAAGCGGTCTTGATATTTTCAATAAAGACAGAGGTTATGGAGAATTTGGAAGTGATGAGTTTATGAAAAAGTTTGGCTATGTTAATGGAGAATGGCTGGATGATTATAAAAAGGTTAAGTTGTTAGATAAGGATGGTAATGTTGTTAAGGATAAAGATGGCAATGATGTTGAATATTCATTGAAAAAAGAACAAGCACGTCAAGCATTTTTAGCGTTCCATGATAAGATTATCAGCGTTGTTAATCAACTTTCTCCATCAATACGCCCATATTTTGAAAATTATATCAATAGTCCAATTTGGTCTTATGGAGATCCTACAAAACCACAGAGCAAAGAAGGTTCAACCGTTACATTAGATGGCGTAAAATATACGTTCATAAATGGTGAATGGGTTCCTGACGCTAAGATGATGCCACGCATGACAGATGCTGACATGCAAAAAAAGTTAGTAGCACAGTACAATGGAACGCCAACAACCACTACAACTACCACAAATGGCAGTAAATCTTCAGACTATAAATCTCACTATAATAACAATAGTGCAGCACCAAAACAGGTGATAGTAAAAATTGAAAATCTGATGAATGTCGAGTCTGTTGACTTGTCTAATCCAGATAATGCAGCCGTAATTGCTGACTTGAAGGGCCAGCTTACTCAGGCTTTAGTTGATGTAGTACACGATTTTGATGAAACATATCACGGATAATGAGTTACTGGGGTGAAGCGTGGAGTTCGCTCAAATTTTCGCTTGGAAGCTCTGCTGAATCAATGATACCAAATTTAAGTTACCGTTACCTCAAAGGGGTGGACGGTAACTTAACATACAAGAACAACAGGGCATACAAATATGTAGCAGTACATGTCGCAAAACAAATGGCCGCACAGATTATCGAAGGTGAGGTTCATAAGTTATTCCCAAGATACCAAAGGTACTTAGAGAATAAGTTTCGTGACACTGTATTGCAGCAACAAGACAAAAACCGAAAGCAGTTAATCAAGAACCAAGAAACACAGAGAGAAGATTGGGGTAAAATTACCGCAGAAGGTAATCATGTGATTGTTGCAAAAGATAAGTATGGCAATGCAGTACATGAAGCATTGATTCTACATTATGACTCTGACACTGCAATTCAGGTAGAGGATGTGTCGTATGTTGACGGAAAGGCTAAGAAGGAATCGTATTCAACAAAGACAGTGTGCTTTATTGACCTGATTCCACGTGTTAGCACCCAGAGTGCAAAGAATATTGTCCTTACACCAGTGCAAGGACGTGATTACACTCGCAAAGAACTAATTGCTGGCGGCGATTTGACATTTTCAGTTTCTGGTGAAATAAATTCTAATCAGGATGGGGTGTACCCAGAAAATGATGTGAAGAAGTTCATTCAGATTATGCAATATGGAGGCGTTGTTAAAGCAAATCACTTTATGTTCAAACAGTTCAATATTGAGCAGGTGTTGATTAAGGATTATAGTCTTCCACCATCGGAGTACAAGAACATTCAGCCATACAGTTTTACGTGTGTTGCTGTTGAACCTGATGAAGATGTTATTGTAACTAAGGACACTATCGCAATCTTAAACGAAGAGTTGACTTTAAGCCCAATGAATAAGTGGTATAAATTTATCTTGAATAGCAAATTGGCAGAGACCGTAGCAAGAGGTGCATCAAGCACAATTTCATCTTTTGCTACTACAGGTCTTGATGCTTTAGTTCCGAATATCTAATGGCAGCAATACAAGGTCAACCAAGTTTCCATATCCTAATTTGTTTAATTCAAATTTGGGATTTAGCGGACCCTAAAAAACCAATGGAGGAACCTGCATCTCCACGTCTCATCACAGAAGTGGCAGAAGTAGAAATTGAAGAGTCGTACCGAAAATTAATCGGTACGGCTTCTGTCAAATTTCCTCGTGGTACAGTTATAAAGAAAACGCTAACAGAACTAAATGGGGAAAAATATCGCTCCAATGTATCTGCTACAATCGAGGACTCTGGAGTTCTTGTTACGACCAGAACAGACTCGAAAAAAGCAGAGGTAACAGACTTTAAGGTTGGTTCGCGTATTCGTATTATGTTGGGTTATACCACAGATCCAAAAATTGCAGCTTTAGCGAAAGTCAATAAAGATGGCAAGTCAATTCACAATGACTCCAGCAAGTTAGCTGAATATAAGAAGCACCTTGTAACGATGTTCGATGGTTACATCACAAAATGTAGCATTGATACACCAATTGAAATCAAGTGTGAAAACCTTGCAAGCGGTTTGAAAAAAATCTCATGTCCTAAAGTGCCGGCATCAAAAAACATGACCGTTAATGATTTTCTGGCACCTGATGGAAAGTACAAACTGCTTGAAAACTCTGGATTGAGTCTTCATCCAGATACCAAGTCATGTGACATTAATATTGGTAAGGTTGGTTTGACTACTGACCTTACTGTGGCAGATGTATTGACTGAATGGAGTAAGTACAAAGTGTTTGCCTATGTCAAAGACAATAATGGTGAGCCATGTATTGCAGTAGGCCGTTCCTATTTTTCCAATGCTGGCAAAGATTCTGTGATAAGAGACGAATCTTCTGAGGTTCCAGAAATCTTATTTGATTACCATGTTGCAAACAATGGATTGACGCTGATGAATACCGATAAAGCATTCCTTGCAGTTGAAGCTACATGCCTTGACTCGCAGGATAAGTTTTATCATATTACCATTAGACGCAATCCTAACTGGGATGACTCTAAGCCTACTAAGGACAAATGGCAGGTAATGAATGAAACCACTTTGTCTAAGAAAGCTCAGAAACTGGGAGCCACTTGTTTAAGCAAGTCGAAAGATAAGGTTGATTTAAGCACGTACACTGTCATACCATATATGTCACGCAAGCTCGGCATTAGTCATGATGCGTTGCTTGAAGAAGCTATCAAGTATTTTGAAAGCTACAACATGAATGGTATTGAAGGTACGTTGACACTGTTTGGCGATTTAGCTCTCAGAACTGGTACAAAAGTTCATCTTACAGACAAACTTCACCCACAAAAGAATGGCTATTATTTAGTAGACGAAGTGAACACTACTTTTGGAGTGGGCGGCTACCGTCAAAAAATCAAGTTGCCATATTGTATTGCAAAAGATAAATCTGATAGCAAATGACAAAAAAGAAACATCCAGATTTAAGTTCTAATCAAATCATTCGTGAGGCAATTCAAAAGATTGCCTTGCATGGTTTGGTGAACAAATCTACAGGCACTATCCGAGATACCGGGAAAACTGTAGGTTTCGTAGCAAAAATACATACAGACGGAGAATTGGCTGG